TTTTAATTTTGTTACACTGCCGTAGCCGTTAGGATTTCTTCTTGCCATATATCATCATTCCTTTCTAAAAAAGGGTACAAAAAATACACCCTTATCAAATTGTAATTTTGTAGGATGTATGATATAATTCTGGTGTTGAGGCAGAAGTTATATCAGCCACCCATGGTTGATAGGTTTCTGAGATTCCGTCCAGTTGTAGCTGGGCGGTTTTCTTTTATTAAGATTCTGGCATATTAAATTATTTTTATAATTGAAAGACTCGGATTGAATCTGACAATATATTCTTTGTATCTAATTTGGGTGCCATATTTTTGCTCATATGCTTCTAATGCATCAGAAACAAATCTTTCTGTGACATCTAAATATTCAGACATTTCATGAATATTGGAACACCCACATTCATAGCAATCTATGAGACCCTGAATGCCGATAAGTTTATTGTATGCGTACATTCTCGCCTGAAATTCTTGTTTCCTGTTTTCTGTGATTCTTTGATTTAAAATATCTCCTACGGTTGTTTCATAATGACCAATTTCTTCAGCGAGAACACAAGCTTTTTCTCTTGTAGTAGTTATGTCTTTTCTGATAGCGATCCGGTTTTTATATAACCTACCATCATTTGCAATCAGAGGTTTTTCTAAAACAATCAGATTTTTTCTATCAGCTTCTATAAGTAAATTGTCATAAGTCAATTCATCACTTCCATTCATCATCGTTCATCATGATATCGTCGTCGTGGACTTTCATTTCGTCTGTTATAGAAATGTCTGTACGTTCATGTGCAGCATTAAGCTCATATTCCATTTGTTGGTTAGATAATAGATTTTTTGTATACAGGTTGACTTTTTTCTGATTAGTTGTAGTTAATTCAGTGTACAATTCAAAATGTTCCGCTTCCTCTTTCCCAAATTCAGATGTGATCATTTTCTTGATTGAATTAACAGGTGCTCTGTAAAATGCTTCTCCAATTGATTCTTCGTCTACCCAGCCCATTAAATCTGCTGGTGTGGTTTCTAACACCTTAGCTAATGGTTCTAGGACAGTAATAGGTAACTCCTTGATGCCATCGTTTTCATACCTATATACAGTAGCTCTGTTTTTTCCCAGTCTTTTAGCAACATCTTCGACGCTTAAATTTAGTTCAAGTCTTCTGTTTTTTATTCTTTGACCTATAGTCATTTATTCTTTCACCGCCTTCCATAATGTAATTATAGTAAAAAAGTCGCAAATATGCAACATATACTTTTAAAATTTAAAAAATATTTGCACATAACGCGAAAAAAGTGTTGACATGTGAGAAAGCATAGTGTACTATACAGTTAGTCGCATGAGATGCGAATACATAAACGGGAGGTGATATAATGGTAAACGTGAATAAACTTAAAGCAAAAATGGTTGAACTTGGAATTAACGTTGAAGAACTGTCCGAAGCTATAGGTATGGATAAAGCAACTCTTTATCGTAGGTTATCTGCTGGTGGACAAACGTTTCTTATAAAAGAAGTTGATGCTATAAGTAAAGAACTTAAAATGACGAGAGATGAAGTAAACGAAATTTTTTTTAGTCAATTTGTCGCATGATATGCGAAAATAAAAAGGAGAAATAAAGAATGAACAATTTATTAAAAGTAAATTATGAGACAGATCAACCAACAGTTTCAGCAAGAGATTTATATGAGCAGTTACATATCAAAACGCGATTCAATGATTGGTTTCCAAGAATGTGTGAATATGGCTTCCAAAATGGCGTGGATTTCAACTTACTCAAAATTGAGCAAGTTCAAACAGAGGGAACACGCGAGGTAAAGAGGGATATAACAGATTACAACATTTCAATTGATATGGCAAAACAGATTTGTATGATTCAAAGATCGCCAGAAGGAAAACAGATCCGACAGTATTTCCTTGATCTCGAGAAAGCATGGAACACGCCAGAGCAGATCTTTGCTAGAGCGTTGAAGATGGCAGATAAGACTATTGATCAACTAAAATCAGAGAATGCGACGTTGATTGAAGATAATGAACGAATGAAACCACATGCGATTCTGGGACATGCGATCGCAGCTGCAAATACATCGATCTTAGTTGGGGCATTAGCCAAAATTCTTAAACAGAATGGGGTAGAGACAGGACAAAGAAGATTATTTGAATGGTTGAGGAACAATGGTTACCTGATTAAGCAAAAAGGTAACGACTGGAATATGCCGACTCAAAAGAGTATGGAGATGGGACTTTTTGAAATTAAAGAATCTGTCCATATTGATGGAAACGGATGCAACAGAATTACTCGTACCCCGAAAGTTACAGGAAAAGGACAGCAGTACTTTATCAATAAGTTTTTAGCAGCTGAATAGAGAGCGATTTAAAGAAAAGATTTTCGCTCAAAAATGAGCAAAAGTACTGGAGGGAGACAATCAACAGATGGCTTAATCCTCTGTCCGATACATATAACCCCGAAACTCCTCCATAAAATTGGTTAATCATTAAAAATAGCACTCAATCGGACGGAGAGTTAAGCCATCTGAAGAAAGGTAGGTGATGAAAGTGTTCAAGGACAGGCTTAAAAAAGTGATGGTAGATCAAAATATCAACCAAGTAGAATTATCCAGGATCTGCGGTGTGAGTAGGTCAACCGTTAGCAAATGGATGTCTGGGGATTCGGAACCGGCGAAGGCGAGAAGAAATGAGATTGCAGAAGCATTTGATCTCCCAGAGAATTACTTCGAAGAGATAGTAATTCCCAAGCAGAAGATAGAGACGTTAACCCCGAAAGAAGCTGCATATTTAATGGGGATGAGCGTTGAATCAATACAAAAAGGACTGATTCAAGGAATTTTTCCATGGGGATATGCAATCCGAACAAGCGAAAAAAAGCATAGGTATTTCATAAATGCAAAAAAGTTTTTTGCGACTGAAATGATAAGCGTATGAGAAAGGGGCATAAAGATGCACACAGAAACAAAAGCAATGATCTGCACGTCAGCAGTGCTAATCGCAATTGGAATCTTTAAAGAATTAGCTGCAGTGTGTTTGATCACAGCAGTAGTATTTGAGGAAGGAGTGAAGAGGTTTGATAAATGAGAAAGAAATTCTGAAAGAGCTTGATGAATGAATTGCTATTCAGAACAGAAACATTGAAAGAGTAATTCAAGTATCAAACAATCAAGTGGAACTTGCTTTACTTGAAAGAGAATTTGCGACATACCAGAGAGTGAAAAACCTAATAAAAGAAAAATGCACCCCTGAGGCAACAACTCCAGAAGGTGCGGATATAAATAGTTTAACACAAGTGCATTATAGCACAGAAAGCGAGAAGGAACAATGACAAAAGAGTTTTTATTACAGTGCGAAAAAAAAATAGAAGAAGCATACAAATGTGCAGCAATCAATCAGGGAGATAAAGTAAACGATATTGTTGGGGAAGTATGTAGGGACATTCTTCTTAAAATATCAGATAGTGTAATACCTGTTTCTGAAGGAACACTACCTTATATCGTAGCATCTCTGAGAGTATTAGCGAACGCATTGTCCAAAGAATTAGATCCTTTAGATAAAGAGATTTCAAAAGCAGTACAGTGGCGAATGACGACAGAGTGTGGGTTTAAGAAACAAGTAGAAAGGATATAAACGATGAAGGAAGATAGATTGCTGATCAGTCGTGAAGTATATGATGAATTAGCCGCATCTTATGAAAGGGTTGAAACTCTTGTCCGGCTGCATAAAGCTGGACAGGATCTTGATACAAACCTGATCTTTCAGATCTTAGGGATCGGGTATCTATTAAACAAAGAAAAATTAGGAGGACATAACAATGGAGATCACAGTAAACGTAACAGGGCTTGACAATCTGGCAAATGCCATCTTTGCACTTGCAAAGGCCGCAGGAAACTGCAAAGAGGAAACACAAGTAGATGCAACAAAGGTAGCACCCGTAGTGCAGCAGGCAGTCGCACCAGCGGAAACAGCCGCACAAACAACTACAACTGTACCGAGCACACTACCAGTACAGAATGTACAGCCGGTACCAACAACACAGACCGCACAAACGGCACCTACAGTTAGTCCAGTGCCAACAGCTACAGCAACCCCTACATATTCGATGGAGCAGTTGGCAGTCGCAGCGACAGGTCTGATCGATGCCGGAAAGATGCAGGATGTCCAGAATACGCTAGTGTCTTTAGGTGCACAGACTCTGATGGATCTGCCACAGGAGAAATATGGGGAGTTTGCATCTGCGATCAAAGCGATCGGGGCGGTGATCTAAGATGGCGAAGAAAAGAAAACATGCTTTGTTATCAGCAAGCGGGGCGGTGCAGTGGATCCACTGTACTCCTTCCGCAAAACTGTGTGATGAGCTTCCAGATACAGAGAGCGCTTATACCAAAGAAGGGACTCTGGCACATGAGATCTGTGAGTTAAAACTGACAGCAGATTCTTTAAAGACCGGAACCTACACAAGAAGAATGAACAAGATCAAAAAGAATGAACTGTATCAGGAAGAGATGCAGGGATTCACAGATCAGTATGTTGACTATGTGGAGACACTTAGCAACAGTCTTTCAGAAAAGCCATATATGGCAGTGGAAAAAAGAGTTGAGTTTGATGAGTACGTGCCAGATGGATTCGGTACTGCAGACTGCATCCTGATCTGCGGTACGGTCATGCATGTCATCGATTTTAAATACGGAAAAGGTGTCCCAGTAAATGCAGGTGGGAACCCACAGATGGGATTATATGCACTAGGAGCATTAAAGGCTTACGGATTTTTATATCCGATCGAGGACATTTTTTTTCATATCGTACAGCCAAGGCTCAATAACTTTTCCACATGGAAAACGAACAAACGAGAGCTGACAACATGGGGCAATGTCGTAGTCAAACCGAAAGCTGAATTAGCTTACAAAGGAGAAGGAGAGTTTCGTTCCGGGGAACACTGCAGATTCTGCAAAGTCTTAAACTGCAGACAGAGAGCTTATGACAATCTGGAACTTCTGGAAACCTATGAAACAAAACTTCCACCGGAGCTTTCAGACGAAGAGGTGGGAGAAGCCCTTGCAAAAGCAGAACAGTTGGTTGCCTGGCATAAAAAATTAAAGTCCTATGCACAGACAAAACTGATCGATGGCGGAGAGATCCCAGGATGGAAGATCGTTGAAGGCAGAAGCAATCGTATGATCACAGATTACGAGAAGATGGCAGATGTCTTGGAACTGAACGGTTTCCCGAAAGAAACTCTGTATGAAAGGGCACAGCTTACCCTGACAGATCTTGAAAAGATGGTCGGAAAGAAAGACTTCCAGATGATTTGTGGAGAGTTTATCCAGAAGCCAAATGGAAAGCCAACACTTGCACCGGAATCCGATAAACGTCCGGCTTATAACCCGAAAACAACAGCAGCAGAAGATTTTAAATAAAAGGAGTAAAAAACTATGAGTAATACAAAAGTAACAACAGGTGAAGTAAGATTTTCATTTCCACACGTATTTCAGCCACATGCGAACAATCCAGGACAGGAAGAAAAATATTCTGTGACGATCCTGATCCCTAAGACAGACACAGCAACGATCAATGCGATCCAGGCAGCAATGCAGGCTGCAGCACAGGAAGGTGTCTCTACAAAATTCAATGGTCAGATGCCGGCAATGCTGAAGAATCCGATGCATGATGGAGATGGTGCAAGACCGAACGGAGAGCCATTTGGAGAAGAGTGTAAAGGACATATGGTTATGACGGCATCCAGTAAACAGAGACCAGAAGTCGTCGATGCAAACTGTCAGGCAATCTTAAATCCAGCAGAAGTATATGCCGGATGCTATGGAAGAGTTTCTTTAAACTTTTTCCCATATAACACAAACGGAAACAGAGGTGTTGGATGCGGACTGAACAATGTCCAGAAGACAAGAGAAGGTGATCCATTAACAGGAAGAACAACAGCAGCGGAAGACTTTGGACCAATGCCACAGGCAAATGTCCAGAACGCAGCAGTTCCGCAGATGAACACACAGGCTGCAGCTACACAGCAGAGTGTAAATCCAGTCACTGGAATTAATCCGATCACGGGGGCTCCGATCAATGGTGGCGGAGTTATGGGATTATGATCCCGCGCAAGAACATCCTGCATATCGATATCGAGACTTATAGTAGTGTAGACATTGCAAAGTCCGGGTTGTACAAGTACGTACAGTCTCCGGACTTTCAGATTCTACTGTTTGCTTATGCTTACGATGATGGACCTGTTGAGATCATAGATCTTGCACAGGGGGAGAAACTTCCGGAAAAAGTGATCAATGATCTGAAAGCACCGGCAACGATCAAGATGGCTCATAACGCAAATTTCGAGATCAATGCATTAAGTCAGTTTTATGAGATCTGGCCGGATCAGTGGCAGTGTACGATGATCCATTCTCTTTACTGCGGGTATCCGGCATCCCTTGCAGGAGTTGGGAAAGCAATGGGATTTCCACAGGAGAAGCAAAAGATGGCAGTTGGAAAAGCACTGATCCGTTATTTCTGTGTACCGTGCAAGCCTACAAAGAGAAACGGCGGACGCACAAGAAACTTTCCTGAACATGATATAGAGAAATGGAACCTGTTTAAGGAATATTGCAAACAGGATGTGGAAGTGGAACGTGCGATCGAGGACCATCTGAAGGATTATCCAGTTCCAACGCAGGAATGGACCAACTGGCATTATGACCAGACTATTAATCAACAGGGGACTCAGGTGGACCTTGCACTGATCAATGGGGCATTGGAATTAAGTGATCAGGCAGCATTAAAGCTTGGAGATGATATCCGGCGTGTTTCTGGAATCGATAATCCGAACAGTGTTGCCCAGTTAAAACAGTGGTTATCTGATCAACTCGGGAAAGATATTGATAAGTTAGGGAAAGAAGCAGTGAACGAACTGTTAGAAGCTCCACAGGTACAAGCAAACCCCGCAGTTTATTATGTTCTGAAGAAACGTAAAGAGATGGCCAAGAGTTCTGTGAAGAAATACACAGCTATGGAAAACGCGGTCTGCAAGGATGGAAGAGTCCGTGGATTATTACAGTTTTATGGTGCAAACAGAACGGGGAGATGGGCAGGACGTCTGGTACAGGTTCAGAACCTTCCGAGAAACTATATCCCGGAGTTATCACTGGCAAGGAACCTGGTAAAACAGGAAAATGCAGCGATGCTGGAACTGACTTATGGCAGCTTGCCAGATACGATCTCACAGCTGATCCGGACGGCATTTGTTCCGAGAGAAGGATATGAGTTTGTGGTTGCGGATTTTTCAGCGATCGAAGCGAGAGTGATCAGCTGGTTAGCCGGAGAGGATTGGAGACTGGAAGTCTTCCGTACCCACGGCAAGATCTATGAAGCCTCAGCTTCCAGTATGTTTAACGTACCGATCGAGAAGATCAAAAAAGGAAATCCAGAATATGCACTCAGGGCAAAAGGAAAGGTTGCCGAACTTGCCCTTGGATACCAAGGCGGTACCGGAGCATTGATCCAGATGGGGGCATTAAGGATGGGACTTACGGAAGAAGAACTTCCGGATATCGTACACCGATGGAGGACAGCGAACAAACGGATTCAGGATTTCTGGTATACGGTAGAGAATTGTGCGATCGAGACGGTAACACTCGGAACAACAAACCAGATCCAGCATGGGATCACGTTTATGAGAGATGCAGATTATTTTATGATCAAACTTCCTTCCGGACGATGCTTATTTTATCCAGACCCGCAAATCGGAGAGAATGCATGGGGAAATAAGAGTATCACATACATGGGCATCGATGGAACGAAAAAATGGCAGAGACTTGAAACGTACGGCGGGAAACTAGTCGAGAATATTGTACAGGCAGTGGCAAGAGATCTGCTGGCGAATGCGATCCGAAATATGTTATTCGGTGGTTATCTCATCAACTTTCATATCCATGATGAGATCATAGCAGAAGTACCAAAAGGTTCTGATCTGACACTGGAGAAAGCCATCGACCTGATGTGCAAGGCCCCAGAATGGGCAGAAGGGTTGCCATTAAACGCAGATGGATTTACAGGAGATTTCTATAAGAAAGAGTAGGAGGAGCGGCATGTTTCAGAATGACTTAAAAATTAAAATATCAACGGGAAGCAGCCGAAGATCAAAGACCTGGCTGAAACAGGAGATGTACTGGTCTGATTTTGTGGAGAGGCTTGAACATCCGATCAGAACAGAAGAGACTCTGGCAGAATATATGGGTTACCGCAAAGCGAAACAGGATGAGATCAAAGATGTCGGTGGTTTCGTTGGTGGCGAACTTTCCGGAGAACAGCGAAGAAATGAAAATGCCGGTTATCGCTATCTGATTACATTAGATGCCGATCATATAAAGCCGGGTGGAACTGATGAGGTGATCGGCATCTTAGAAAACCTTGGTTGTTCTTATGTGGTCTACAGTACCAGGAAGCATGAAGAAGCAGCACCGCGACTTCGAATCATTCTGCCACTGGATCAGCCGGTTTCTCCAGATGAATATGAGCCGATCGCAAGACGTGCTGCAGAGTATATCGGAATGGGTATCTTTGACCCGACAACATTCGAAACAGTCCGATTAATGTACTGGCCAAGCTGCAGTAAAGACAGCCAGTATCGATTCCGCTATGCGGACAAGCCGTTTTTAAGTAAAGACGGAATGCTTGCGACATATGATAACTGGAGAGATATCACACAGTGGCCGGAAGTGCCAGGAGCGGTAAAGCTTCGTGATCGCAGTATCAAAAAACAGGGGAATCCATTAGAAAAGAAAGGAATCGTCGGTGCATTCTGTAAGACCTATACAGTGGAACAGGCAATGGATACGTTTCTGGATGGCATCTATGAACCGTGTGATATGCATCCGGGGCGCTATACCTATACAGAAGGTTCGACAGTTGGCGGAGCTGTGTTATATGAGGATGGATTATTCTTATACAGCCATCATGCCACAGATCCTGCAGGTGGAAGATTATGCAATGCATTTGATCTGGTCCGGATCCATAAGTTTTATGAACTTGATTATGGATCAAAGGAAGGAACGCCGATCACAAGGCTTCCATCCTTTTCTGCAATGTGTGAGTTTGCGATGGAACAGCCAAATGTTGCAAAAGTCATTACTGCAGAACGATATGAACGTGCACAGTCCGAATTTTCACAGGATGTATCAAAAGAAGATCTTGACTGGATGGAAAAGTTAAGCTGCAGTTCACAGACAGGAATGCCGAATAAGACGATCGACAATGTGCTGATCATTCTGGAGAACGATCCGAACTTAAAAGACCGATTATATCATGATGAATTTGCGAACAGAGCAACTGTCTGCAGACCGATGCCGTGGGAATTTCATCCGGAGTTTCCTTATAAGGATCGCGCATGGACCGATGAAGATGATGCCGGATTAAGACATTACATGGAGAAGACTTACGGGATCACAGGAGAAAAGAAGATATTAGACGGCATGGCGATCTATGCAAACCGACATAAAAGACATAAGATCCGTGAGTATCTTACAAGCCTTAACTGGGATGGGGTCAGACGATTAGATACGCTATTGATCGATTATTTCGGGGCAGAGGACTCTGAATATGTACGTGCAGCAACAAGAAAGACTTTGTGTGCTGCGGTTGCCAGAGCCATGCATCCAGGATGTAAATTTGATTATATGCTGATCCTGTCGGGAGCACAGGGTGTTGGAAAGAGTACGTTCTTTTCAATGTTGGGCAAAGACTGGTATTCCGATTCAATGAGTACCTTTGAAGGGAAAGATGCAGCAGAGATGGTGCAGGGCTACTGGATCATTGAAGCTGGAGAGTTAACTGGATTTAACAGATCAGAGATGAATGCAGTCAAGCAGTTCTTAAGTAAGAAAGAGGATGTTTATCGTATGCCGTATGGGCGCAGGACTGCGAATTTTCCACGAAATTGTATCATCGTAGGAACTACGAACGATAAAGAGTTCTTAAAGGACAGAACGGGAAATCGTAGATTCTGGCCGGTCGGACTTGGAAAGCAGAAACCAAAGAAGAACATCTTTCAGGAACTGCCGGCAGAAGTCGATCAGGTATGGGCAGAAGCGGCTGCAAGATGGATGTTAGGAGAGCCGCTGTATATGTCCGGAGATGTCGCCAAAGTGGCACAGGAGAAGCAGGAGACTTACAGAGAAGCATCTCCAAAAGAAGGGGTGATCAGAGAGTTCCTAGAGAAGAAGATTCCAACAGACTGGGCACAGAAGAGTGTTGCGCAGAGAAAGTCCTTTTTCAACAGTGAATTTCAAGTAAAAGATGAGAGCAACTTAGTAGAAAGGGACCGAATATGTGCGGCTGAAGTATGGTGTGAGTGCTTCGGAGGGGATCTAAAGCAGATGAAAAGACACGATATTATAGAAATCAATGGAATCTTAAATTGTATGCAAGGTTGGGAAAGAAGACAACTTGTAAGAGTTGGTCCGTACGGATCGCAAAGAGGGTATATCCGTGTTAACAAAGGGTAAAAAGGCAAACGGTTGTTAACATTCAAAAAATATGGCTGTTAACAAAGATAACATTATGTAAACATTCAAAGTTAACACCAAAAACCAAGTAAATTCAATGGTTGTAGCTATTGTTAACAATGTTAACATTAAATTCTTTAAAAATAAAATATAAAGGGTAATAGTATAACGTACCCCATGTGCACACATACACGCGTATATATATAGGGGCAATATGTAAACACGTTAACAGCAAAGGAGAATGATATGAGAGAAAGCAGTATAGAATCCAAGTTCAGGGATGAAGTAAAAGAGGTCGGTGGTATGGCGTATAAGTTTGTATCCCCGGGCAATGCTGGAGTACCAGACAGGGTTGTAATCCTTCAAGGCGGAAAATCCGGATTCGTAGAATTGAAGCGGCCAGGAGAAAAAACGACACCGCTTCAGAAAGTTCAGATCCGTAAGATCTTAGCAACGGGGTGTTATGCAACCGTTCTTGATAACAAAAAAGATATTGACCGAGTGATCTGGGAGATTGAAGCATGGAATCCAGGCAAGGCCTTGGACAAGATCGCAGAGTTAGAACAGAGAGGCATGATATGAAATTTGTACCACACAATTATCAGCGATACTGCATTAACCGCATGATCACGGATCCGGTCTTAGGATTGTTTCTTGACATGGGACTTGGAAAGACAGTGATCACACTGACAGCAGTCAATGATCTGAGATTCAATCGGTTTGCAGTCCGGAAAGTTCTTGTCATCGCGCCGAAGAAAGTTGCAGAAGATACATGGACAAGAGAATCACAGAAATGGGATCACTTAAAGATGCTTCGGGTGATCCCAGTCCTTGGAAGTATCAAACAGCGGATCAGAGCGATCAACACACCCGGCGATATCTGGGTGTTATCAAGAGACAATGTCTCATGGTTGGTTGATTATTACAAAAATGACTGGCCGTTTGACATGGTGATCATTGATGAGTTGTCGAGCTTTAAGTCTAATAAGGCAAAACGATTCCGAAAATTAAAAAGTGTCAGGAGTCACATCCGTCGGATTGTAGGGCTTACAGGAACACCGACTCCGAACGGACTGGAAGACCTGTGGGCACAGATCTATCTTCTGGATGAAGGAGAACGGCTAGGAAAGACATTAACCGGATACCGTGATAATTACTTCACACCAGGAGCAAGAAACGGAAATGTGATCTACGAGTACAACCCGAGGACATGGGCAGACGAAGAGATCAATGAACGGATCAAAGATATCTGTATCTCCATGAAAGCAGAAGATTATCTGGAATTACCAGAACGGATCGACAATGTCCGCCATATCAAACTTCCGGATAAAGCAAAGAAGCAGTATGAAGAATTGGAGAAGACGATGATCGCGGATATCGATGGAGAGACTATTGACGTTACAAGTGCAGCGGCTTTAAGCAATAAACTTTTGCAGTTATGTAACGGGGCTGTCTATGATGCAGACGGTATATACCATGAGGTGCATGACGAGAAGATCGAAGCCTTAAAAGAGATCATCGATGCAAATGCCGGAAAGGGGATATTAGTGTTTTATAACTTTAAGCATGACAAGGCACGGATCCAGAAGGCTTTGAAAAAGAGCAAGCTTCGGATCGGGGAATTAAAGAATCCGGACAGCATCACAGCCTGGAACAATGGGCAGATGGATATCCTACTTGCACATCCGGCAAGTGCAGCATACGGATTAAACCTCCAGGCAGGTGGGCACATCATTGTCTGGTTTGGACTTAACTGGTCATTGGAGTTATATCAACAGGCAAATGCCAGATTGTACCGACAGGGACAAAAAGAGAATGTTGTGATCCATCATCTAGTCACTGCCGGCGGATATGATGAGAACGTCATGGATGCGCTGGAAGCAAAAGAAGTTACACAGGATTCGTTTCTGGATGCCTTAAAGGCAAGGATCAAGAGCGTGAAAGGGGAGAACGATGGGAAAGATTAATGCAAAGATGGAAGGCAGGACCGAAGGATTGGAACTTGCTTTACGCATTGTGAGAGAAGGCGGAGCAGAAGCCTTAGAGAGAGAAATGAAACGCCGGAGAGTTACAGGGATCAAGGTTCCTGTCAATCATAGAGAAATGGATAAAGCGGCACAGAAGATCAAAGAGCAGATCCTGGATACCGTTCTTGCTATGAGCATCATGGTGCTAAGAGATGAGTTTGGTTTTGGCAAGAAACGGCTGGATCAGTTCAAAGCCAGATTTAACTTAAAAACAGAATGTATGAATGACGGATTAGTTACATGGGCAGACATCCTGGAGGCAATCAGAGATGAGACTGGCATTGAGCTTACGATCCGAGAAAATCGTTAAGGAAAGTTAAGGAGTGAATTAATTATGGCAAAGATCAGACAGAAACTTGCGAAGGTCTATATTCATTCGCAGGATAATGGCAATGACTTTGGGATCATCGACCATCTGGCTGAGGTCGGATACGATGTCGATTTCGAAGTTGTGGATAATGGAGTTGGCAATAAGGTGATCTCATGTGAGATCTATGATGCAGGGGGGGGGAAGAAAGACAATGATCAGAAATAATAGGACAGCAATGAATGCATACAAGAAGACCAGAGAGAAACACGGTGGGGATCGTCCTCGCTGTGTAGTCTGTGGCGAGGCGATGGATCCGGAGGACGATGAGACAGAGTGGTCCAGAACAAAGAGAAGGACAGATTGTTTTGTACATAGACATTGCGTGAAACATTGGGGAGACATTTAGGATGCTGATGCAACATAGGTGACAGGAGGCAAGACATGGATAAGAAAAAGCTAAGACAGTATCGATCTCTGAAGAGGGAGCAGAAGATGCTGGAAGACAAAATGGAGAAACTGAATGAGAGGGCAGAGAGGATTCCGACGGTTGCTGGAACAGTAAAAGGATCCATGAACACGTTTCCCTATATCGAAACGCACATGAGAATTATAATGGACGAGCCCAAGCAGGCAGATATGATCGATCGACAAATGAGGATTAATGAGCGGAGACGAGAACAGGTGGACAAACTTCTGACAGAGATTGAAGAGTTTATCAGTCAGATTCCTGATAGCAATACAAGACAGATTTTTGAACTTATTTATTTGAATGGCAATACACAACAGGAAGTCGGGGATCAGCTAGGCTATTCCAAAGGCAGAATTTCTCAGATAATCAGTGAAAATCTAAAAGATTAAACAAATTAAACAAAAAAGTGTGTTATAGTTATACTTGAGGAAATTAGATAGAGTCCAATCAATCGCCCGTACAAATTTTTTTTGAGCATCGTAGAGATACGATGTTCTTTTGTTCTATAACTACTAGAATATATGGGAACTTTGTGATATAATAAATAAAAAATATAAGGAGGGTCTATGGACAAACTGAAAAAAGGAAGCATTGTTTTGTTAGTTATAATTGTTATGGGAGTTATACCATTTGTTCTTGGGTGTATGATTTCAAGTCCAGTTTTTAAAAATTTTGTTGGAGGAGATAGTTGGATAGGATTCTGGGGATCATATCTAGGATCAATTGTAAGCGGCATGATCACACTATTTGTTTTGTTTAAAACTTTAGAAAGCAATAAAAAAGATTTAGAGCAAACATTTATCGAGAATAAGAGGATACAGCAACGTCAGGAAAAAATGGATCACTGTGATAAAATAATAAAGCTTTCGAGCAGTTATACCAATGATGTTATAGACGAGTTGATCAGAGCAAAGGAATATCTAGAGCAGCAAACAGAAGAATGCTACAAAGAGTATAATTTAGCAAGAGGAAAAGCTGTAAGAACTAATAACGAACTTATGCTAACAATGAGTGTAAAGGAAGAAGATTGTTATTATTGTGGAAATAAAAAATATGACGATTTATGTTTGAAGATTACTGAAAGAACAGGTTGGTTAGAAAAAGAGATAAATAATTTGCATAAAAAAATTCAAGCAAATGAATCTATTGATACAGAATTAGAACAGTTAGAATCTTTACATAAAAAATATGATGATGAGATTTTTAAAACATTTCAAAACGATTTCAATTGTGCAACAGAAGAACTTGTGAAAAATAATCTAAAAATAAACTAGTGAAATAAAGTACCCGAGGCCAAATATTAATAGCATTGGGTACTTTTTACGTTTAGAATTAAAAAAAAGAGGGACTCACATACGTTTTAGTGTGGTATTATGATAGTATCAACTATTAAAAAGAAGGAGGGTGGTAATGTTTGAATGAAGAAAAAAACTACATATTGGCAGAGTCTGATTACGTAGCCGGAATGAAGTATAAAGACATTGCTGCCAAGTATGGAGTCTCGATGAACACTGTGAAATCGTGGAAGAAACGATACGCATGGTCGAGGAACAAAAAGATAGGATGCATCCAAAAGGGGTGCACACAAAATAAAAAGGGTGCACACAAAAAAGAAGCCGTTGCAGAGGATGTAAGTCAGGTTGTGATTAACGATGAACTTACTGATCAGCAACAGCTTTTTTGTTTGTATCAGTCTAGGATGTTTAATTATACGAAAGCTTACATGAAAGCTTATCCAGGATGTACTTATGCATCTGCTGCCGTATTAGGAAGCAGGCTTATGAAGAATCCAGTGATCAGAAAAGAGATTGAACAGCTAAAGCAGAATCACATGAATAGAGAGATGCTAAAGCAGGAAGATATCTTTCAAAAGTTTATGGACATTGCATTTGCGGATGTAACAGATTATGTATCGTTTGGGCGAGAAAATATTCAAGTTATGGGCGCTTTTGGTCCAGTAATGGTAGAAAACAAAGAAACTGGAGAAAAAGAAGTTCTCGAAAAAGAAGTCAATACTGTGAAATTCAAACAATCTGAAGATGTTGATGGAACGCTGATCACGGAAGTGAAGCAAGGAAAAGACGGAGCAAGTATTAAGCTGGTTGATAAGATGAAAGCTTTGCAATGGCTTGCAGACCATATGGACATTGCTACAGCTGAACAGAAAGCTAAGATTGAGCAGATCAGAGCTAAGACAGAACAGATCAGAAATAATGACAATGATGATGGAGAGGATGGTGTTGTAATTGTCAACGACGCGCCTAAAGATATCGGATATAGTGATACCGAAATACCTTCCGATATTCAACAACAAGACAATTAAACATATCATTCTTACATCTGGTCGTGCTGGTACAAAATCAAGTTATGCAGCAATTAAAGCAGATTATCAAATTGTATCAGATAAACATGGATCAGTTGTAGTGCTCCGAAAGCATCATAATAAATTGCGTAAGACAGTATACAAGGAAATGCTTCGAGGCATTAATCGATTACAGATTTCAAAAAAGAAGTTTGCGATCACGAAATCTCCAATGGAAATAACATACAAAAAGCATGGAACAACAATTTACTTTGCAGGTTCTGACGGAATTGATGATACAAAAGGTATTATTGACGAAGATCAGCCAATCAAGTTAGTTATTCTTGATGAGTTAACAGAGTTCTTTGACGATGGAGAAGGAGAAGATGAACTTAGCAATATCGAAGCTACTTTTGTTCGTGGAAACACTGGTGGATTCCAAATGATCTATCTTTATAACCCTCCCAAAAATCCAAATGCAGCGATAAATAAATGGTGCAAAAAGATGGAGAAGAGAAAAGATTGTATCCATATCCATACGGATTACAGAGACGTTCCGACAGAATGGCTAGGACAAGATCTGATAGACAGCGCAAAGGAAATGGAAGAGTCTGATCCTAAAATGTACCGATGGGTATGGTTAGGAGAATCTGTTGGTGTAGATGAACTTATTTATTATATGTATGGAAACCGCCATCGATCGCGACCAGATAAAGACAGGAAATATGATCGCATTTATATTGGTGGAGACTATGGGCAGCAAAACGCAACGACATTTCAGGCATTTGGATTAGATACATACCAAAGGAAGTTTCCTGGTCTGGCAGAATACTATCATAGTGGTAGAGATAGTGGATATCAAAAGAGTCCATCCGAATATGCAAGAGATCTTGTTGAGCTTCTTGATGAACTACATGAAGAATATGAAAACAGAGTATTCTATATTTTTTTGGACCCATCTGCAAAAGGTTTAGCAGAAGAAATTCGAAGAGCAACTAGGAATTTACAGTATTCGGTATTGATGAGAGATGCGGAAAATGATGTTGCACTTGGAATCAGCAGAGTGCAGAAATCGTTAATCTTTGATGTGTTAAGTATTTCACCAGATCAGAAATATGCAGATGAGGAATTTGGCACTTATGAATATGATAAAAAATCAATCGAAAAAGGAAAAGAAGTTCCAGTAAAACTTTCAGATCATTGCATGGATGCAATCCGTTATGCTGTTATGGGAGCATGGGATAAAATAAAATACTGGCTTCCAAGAGATCCAGGAGAGGAGAAACAGAAGATTGAATATATTTAATTATTTCAAAAGAAAAGGAATTGATACGATCGATGCATCGTTTTATCGGAAGATTCAAGAATGGGTTAGCTGGTATAAAGGTAATGTCCGAAACTTTTCTTTTTATAAGATTTATACAGGACGCGGAACATACAAAAGATGTGAACGCAAAAGTATGGGTATGGCAAAAAAGCTTTCAGAAGACATTGCAGATCTGTTACTGAATGAAAGGGTAACGATTACTTTAGATGACGAATATACAAATAATTATGTACACAAAATTTTAAAGAATAATCAATTTATGGTTCAAGGCAACGATTACCAGGAACGTAAAGCATATACTGGTACAGTGGCGTATATCCCTTATCTTGATTCGGCAGATGTGACAGAAGATGGAGTCATTCGATCAGGAATTATAAAAATCAATTATGTTGATGGCCCCAATATATTTCCAGTAAGTTGGGATAACGGAAAGGTTCAGGAGTGTATTTTTACTTTTCCACATACGGTCAATCGAAAAAAATACATCCAGATACAGTCACATTTGATTCGGAATGATGAATATGTGATAGAAAATACGGTTTTAAAGAGTATGAGTGGAAGCCAGGAAGGTACAGAACTAAAGGAAGAAGAATGGAGACAATTAAAACCGTTTAAGAATCTTGCCAAAAGAACAAACACAGGAAGTTTAGAACCGCAATTTGTAATTGATCGCCTAAACATAACAAATAATGCAGATGCGAACAATCCGATGGGAATTGCTATATTTGCAAATGCAATTGACGTATTGAAAAAATTAGATACAGAATATGATTCTTATTATAACGAGTTTTTACTTGGTAGAAAAAGAATATTTGTTGCTCCAGAATTGTTATATAACATTGACGGAACACCGGCTTTTGATCCGGATGATGGAATATTTTACAGCTTGCCGGAAGATTATGATAAGAGTCAAGAAGGATTGATCAAGGACGTTGATATGAATCTTAGGACAGAGGAACACAGCAAAGCTATTAACGATGATCTGAATTATTTGTCGTTAAAATGTGGGTTTGGACCTAAAAGATATAAGTTTGATTCATCTGGAGTAAAAACAGCAACTGAGATCATATCTGAAAACTCCGATATGTATCGAATGATTAAAAAACATGAGATTATCTTGGAAGATGCATTGAAAGAACTGATCAGGATTATTATCCGGTTGGGTATTGTAATTGGAGAACAGTTGAATCCGGATTCTGATATTACGATTGATTTTGATGATTCGATTATTGAAGATAAGGAAACTGAGCGCAAACAAGATATGCAGGATGTGAGTGCTGGAATCATGCGGCCAGAGGAATATAGAGCAAAATGGTATGGTGAAACAATCGATCAGGCAAAAAACAATCTTCCAGAGCAAAATCAGGTGATGGAGTAAAATGAAAAATGAATATAAAAATCGGATGGCAAATAAGATTGCAGCCCATTATGTTGAACTCGAGGAAAGGATTATTCAGGATATTGTCAGGAGAATTGTAAAAACTGGAGAGGTTACAAGTACCGCAGATTGGCAGATCAATAGATTGAAGATCATAGGATATTCATCAGAAGACATTGAGAAGATGTTGAAAACAACATTGAATAAAAGCTATCCGGAAATGTTTGAACTATATGACAAAGTGATCAACTGGGAATATGTTCGAAACAAAGATCTGTATGAACAGGTAAATGCAGAGTACATACCATTTGAAAAAAATAAGCATCTAAATCAAGCGATTAATGGGATAGCGCAACAGTCGTTGGAAGATCTTGAAAATATAACTAGGTCGCTTGGATTTTATTTAGATATCAATGGAAAAAAGACTATGACTCCGTTATCACAGGTATATACAGAACATCTTGATCGTGCATGTTTCGATATTGTTTCTGGAGCGTTCGATTATAACAGTGTTTTGAGAAGAACTGTAACACAATTGACCAACAGTGGATTAAGAACAATAGACTATGTATCAGGTTGGCATAATAGAGTAGATGTTGCAGCAAGACGTGCAGTTATGACAGGGCTGAGTCAGATTACAGGAAAGATCACAGATTATAATGCAAAGAAGCTAGGAACAGAATATTTTGAGGTCGCATGGCACGCAGGAGCACGTCCTACACATGCAGTATGGCAGGGGAAGGTCTGGACAAAAGAACAACTTGTATCAGTTTGTGGACTTGGAACAGTTACAGGGCTGCTAGGTGCGAATTGCTACCATGAGTATTATCCGTTTTTCCCAGGAATATCAGAACGCAACTGGACCGATCAGTGGTTGGAAGAGAAGAATCAGGAAGAAAACAAACCGAAAGAATTTCAAGGAAAAGAATACACGGTTTATGAAGCAAAACAGCGGCAAAGACAAATGGAGACAGCTATGAGAGCTCAACGCGAGAAGGTAAGAGCACTTCAAAAAGGGAAAGCAGATCAAGATGAGATTCTGGCACATAAGATGAAATATCAGGGACAATTAAATGAATATGCGAGATTTTCGAAAAAAATGGGACTTAGACAAGAACGAGAGCGTATTTATCTAGATATGAAAGGAAGAGTAGCGCCTGATCTTAGAAAATTTATTGCAAAGAGCACAGGGAATGATATAATAAAATCAGGAGCGATAAATGGGGCACTTACAGATAAAAATGACCCATTATATACCAGAAGGGACGCACACGCTAACCGATATTATGAATCAATGCGTAATAGTCGGAAGAGTAATATCATTGATCACATTGCAAATAATACCGGAATCTCTAAAAAGAGCATAAATAAGATATATGATCATGTTTTTATAAATGAATATGAATTAAGTGGTGGAAAAAGAAGATTTGATCCAGATTATTATATGGCTGAATCATTTAGAAGATTGAGAGAGGGAAAAAATATTCAGAAGCACGATTTGATAATGTTAAAGCATGAACGTTTAGAGTACGAATTAATGAAAAAATTACATTTGAAATACGATGAAGCCCATAAAATTACAGAAAGAAAGTATAATTATCAAAAGGCGTTAAATAAATTTTTGAAAGAATATAATTTATAGGAGGTGGAAGAAATGTTGAGACTTGAGTTGTTGGAAATCACAGAAATATCAGTAAAATATAAGTACTATCCGGAAAGTTCAAAGGAATATGGAATCATTGCTGTAGATAGAATATCAAGAGAACGAAGCATTGAAAAGCTTTTGCCTGAATACGGAAGTAATTATCCGGCCCATGCATTTAGAAGAATCGAAGAATATTTGACAAATAATAAATTTCAAGAAGAAGATCTTGTCGCTTGGTATTAATACCGCTAGTTATTTTTATGGCTAGTGGTATTTTTATACCCATTTTTAAGAAAGGAGAAAGGACAATGATTGTAAGCACAGTAACCTATTACATTATTCATTAGGAGGTGATCCAAGGAATCTCCCACCGGCAGGGAACGACCGGACAGAAAAGGAAGTGATGTTGTGATAATTATAAGCATAAGACAGAATGGAATAGAAATGAAAGGTCATGCTTGTAGAAGAGAGAATGATGGAATTGATCGGGCGTGTACAGCGATATCAGCATTGACATGCAATTTGATTAATTCACTGAACGATCTAACAGATGATAAGATTGAATCAGAAGCAGATAGTGGTCTTACTATGATCAAATGGCAAGAATTATCTGACAAAGGAAAATTATTAGTAGATTCGTGGTTCTTGGGACTTTCTGATATCAATCAAAAATACAACTGCATACAATTTATTTAAGCATCCGAAAGGGTGTTTTTATTATGTCCAAAACATGAAGACATAAAAAGCATTGGTAATAACACTCATATATGGAGGGAAAACATGAGAAAAAGAATGTATTTACAGCTCTTTGAGGACGGCACAGGAGTTGGCTCTAATGGACAGGGCGGAAATAATGCCGGGAATGGTAACGGTAACCAGGGAAACGCCGGAGAAACAGGGAATCAGGCAGCATTTAGTTATGCACAGGCAGAAGAGATTGCACAAGCGAGAGCGGAGCGTGCAGAAAGATCGGCTTTAAAATCATATTTTCAGCAGCAAGGTATGTCAGAGGATCAGGTTACACAGGCAATTGCTGATTATAAAGCGCAGCAGAAAAAGAATCAGCCAAACGTAACTCAAATGCAGCAGGATCTTGCAGATGCAAGGAACGAAGTGCAGCAGATGAAAAATGAGAAGCTTTTAGCTTCAAAAGGAGTAAAAACAGATGATCTTGACTATGTGTTATACAAAGTTTCTAAAATGACAGATGAAAAAACAAGTTTTGAAAAGGCAGCAGATAAGTACTTGAAAGAGAATCCAAGATTCACATCAGGATCAGGGTATCGAGTTTCAACATCAACAGGGAATGCATCGAACGGATCCGTGGAAAATGTAAATGCTACGATCAATGATGCAATTCGATCTGCAGCAAGAAGATAATGGAGGTATGAAATGTTTAAGGAACGAATGAACTTAAGATTATTCGATATAGATGCAAATGTGATCGATCGCAGTGGAGCAGAGTCTTTGATTCCAACGCAGGAAGCAAATGAGATTATTCAGGGAACGATCACACAGTCAGCAGTGCTTTCAAGAGGGCGCAAATTAGCTAATATGACAAGTAGACAGTACAAAATGCCAGTACTGGATATGTTACCAATTGCTTATTTTGTAAATGGTGACACTGGGCAGAAGAAAACTACTAAACAGGCATGGGATAAGAAATTTATTACAGCAGAAGAAATTGCGGTGATCGTGCCTATTCCAGAAGCTGTATTAGATGATGCAGAGTATGATATCTGGGCAGAAGTTAAGCCAAGAGTTACAGAAGCTTTTGGTAAAGTAATTGATGGTGCAATCTTGTTCGATGTGGACAAGCCATCGACATGGAGAGATGGAGTAGTTACAACAGCAACAAAAGCGCAATCTGTTGTAACACTTGGAGCAAGCGACAATCTGTATGATAAGATCATGGCAGAAGAAGGTGTGATCGCCAAAGTTGAAGACAGTGGATATTTTGTAAACGGTCATATGGCGGATATCTCTATGAGAGCAAAATTAAGAGGGTTAAAAGATGCGGATGGAAATCCGATTTTTAAATCAGATATGCAGGGAGCAACATCTTATAGTTTAGATGGATCTCCGATGAATTTCCCGAACAATGGAGCTTTTGATAAATCGAAGGCATTAATGATCTCTGGAGATTTTAGTCAGTTGGTTTATTCAATTCGTCAGGATATCACGTTCAAACTCTTCACAGAAGGTGTTGTACAGAACACAGATGGAACAATTGCATATAACTTAATGCAGAATGACATGGTTGCACTTCGTGCAGTCATGAGACTTGGATGGGAAATTCCAAATCCGATCAATGCTCTGAAAACTGATAAAACAAAGAGATGTCCATTCTCAATTCTGAAAGTAGGAGAATAAAGGAAAGAAGGTGTGATCTATGTATGTAACTTATCAATATTACAAAGAAGAGTATGCAGGATCACTTCCAGAAGAAGAATTTATCAAAGCGGAACGATGGTCAGAAGCGTATATTCGTAATCTGACCTACATCCGTGGAGATATCTTTGCATCAGATCTTGATATGATAAAAGATGCTGTATGTGCAGGTGCAGAGGTATATGCATCTTACAGAAAGAAACAGGAATCTAATGGTATGCAGATTAAATCTGAATCAACCGATGGTTATAGTGTTACCTATGTGAATGAACAGACAGATGGTCAGACATTAGAGGAATTGATGCAGAAAAAAGCATATGAAGCAGTAAAAATGTATTTATTGCCAACAGGATGGCTGTCGAGAGAAGTGAGGTTTTGCAATGGTAACAAACAGTGCTGTAACAGTCTATAGCCGTCAATATGACAGTGAAAAGCGATTAGATATCTGGAAAAGAACATATGTCAAGGATGCATGGTGGCATGAATCAGAATCGTCTGCAATCACATCCGAAGGACTGAAAAGAGCAGATACGTTTGTGATCAGAATACCTGATACAACGATCAGCATAAAAAAAGATGATTATCTTGTAAAAGGAATATGCGATATTGATATGACAACAGCTAAGGACCTGAAAGGAACAGAATGCTGTAAAGTCACATCTGCAAATTACAACACATTTGGTGCAAATCCACACATAAAGGTAGGTGGTGTGTAAATGGCACAAAAAAGAAATATTGTGATCAAAACACCAAGAGGCAGTATTTACACAGCAAAAACAGCAAACGGATCCGTGACAGCTAAGATGGAATGGAATCATGGATTTTCTGGACAAAAGAGTGCAAGCTTTGGAGAAGCCCAGGAGTTTGTCGATTCAGAATGTATCAGAAGGATGAATCCGGAGACACCGAGGCTGTCAGGTGCTTTGATCAAGTCTGCGACACTGGGAACAGTGATCGGATCAGGAGAGATCAACCAGATCACGCCATATGCACGCAGGCAGTATTACGAGCATAAAGAAAAGTCACGTTGGTTCGAACGTATGAAAAACAGGCATAGAGACAGTATTCTGAAAGGAGCACAAAAATATGCAGGAAGCTAATATCATTGATTCCATCCGATCGTTCATATTAACCTGTCCGTTTCTGGATAACTACAGAGTAAACGTGGATCACTTGTCAGAAGATATGAGTTATTCTGTTGATCCACTTCCATGTGATCCTGTGTTGCAAAAATACGTTGATGGTGGCAAAAAGAAACAGTTTCAATTTGCTTTTACCAGCAAGGAGCAGTATGACGAAGATGCAAGGATCAATATTGAAAACAGTGGATTCTATCAGGCGTTTGAGGAATGGATGGAGCAGCAGACGGATAAAGGAGAGATGCCGGAACTAAAAAATGAGAAACAGCATCCATATGAATTACAAACACTAAACAGCGGCTATCTGTATGATGCAGAGGGTGAACATGCCCAGTATCGTATAGAATGCCGCCTTCTTTATATACAGGAGGTATAAGACAAATGGAAAAGGCTGAATTAGTAAGACGTAGCCAGAGGGTTGCGTTCTATGGTGTTCCAGTGAGTGATGGAGAAGTAAGCACATATAACAGAATGGAACATTTTACAACACTGACAGACGGAAAGAACCCGATCACATATGAACGACATTATGTTGACAAAGATAGTCAGGATTCTGACGTAACAGGATACGGAACAACTTTAGAATATGGATTCGATCATCATAAAAATGATCCAGTTCTTGCGGATCTTGCAAAAGTTCAGGATGATGAACTGACCGGAGAAATGAGAGATATCGTTGTGGTTGATTTGTTCGATAAGGGAGAAACAACGAAAGATGATGAGTTTGTAGCACGAAAGAGAACATATTCCATTCTTCCAGACAGTTCTGGAGATGGAACGGATGCATTACAGTATTCAGGAAGCTTTTCTGTGAAGGATGATATCGTAAAGGGATATGCGAAAGTATCTGCAGACGGAAAGACTTGTACATTCAGCGAGACAGCTACACCCTAATGTAGCTGTCGTTGAACAGGCAGCAGAAGTAGAAGATGAAGACAAAAAGGAGATTGAGCCATGAGCCAGAATGATAAGAACGAAAGAATTTGGAAGATCAATGGTCTTGAATTAGAGTTAGATCTTGAAGATGCAGACGTGTTTGAAAAAACGATGAAAGCATTTGAACAGATGGATGAAGATGGAAGAAACATTGATAAGACAGGAAAAATGCCAGAATTTATCAAGAGATACTGCGAGATTTATTACAATGCATTTGATCGTATTTTCGGAGAAGGTACAGGAGAAAAAATCTTTAGTGGAAAGAAAAATATGAGAAACTGTGATGAAGTTTGGGATTCATTCCTTGGATTTATGCAGGTAGCAGTTAAAAAAGCAAATGAAAGAAGATTACAGTTAAGCGGTAAATATATGCCAAACAGGGAGCAGAGAAGGAAGAAAAGAAAAAAGAATTTTAACACATATAACGGTGGTAAAAACCGATGAATCCTTTATACGAGCCGTTTCCTGATTATGTGATTGCAAATGGAAAGAAGGTCAGAATTGTAACAGATTTTCGTGAGTATATAAAACTCATGGATCTGCTAAAGGATGAAGATATTGAGGAAGCAGAGAAGAAGCAGTTGCTTGCATGTTGGTTCCTTGATGATCCCGGTTCTGATTTTGAGGAATGTTTACAAGCACTGACGGATTTTGTAATAAATTACAAGGAAACGAAAGTATCAGAGGAAGAAGATAACAACGAAGAAGATATGAAACATAACCAAGTGATCTCATACAATCAGGATGCACCATATATCATATCCGGATTTTTGGAGTGTTATGGTATCGATCTGACAGAAATACCATATATGCACTGGTGGAAGTTCCAGATGCTGATTGATGGCATGAATGAAGATTGTGAGCTAAAGAAAAGAATGGGTTATAGAAGTATTGATCTTAACCAGATAAAAGATAAAGAAGAAAGAGAAAGGATCAGGAAGATTCAAAAGCAGATAGCGATCATTGACTATGAGGTCACAAGTGAGGAGATCGGAGATGCTTTTGGAAATATGATGTTTTAATGATTATGAAGATAAAAGAGATCCCATTTGAAAGAAAATGGTACTCATGCCCACATTGCGGTGCACACTTACTGATCTATGACAACACAGCTCAAAGCAATAATGTGTTCTTGAAGTGTAAGAAATGTGGGAACGAGGTAGAAATAAAAATTAAAAATTAGTGCATAAGTGAGCCATTGAGCCGTGCATATTCGAAAGGAGAATATACATGGGTTACGATGGCTCTTTAAAATTTGATACAAAAATTGACGAATCCGGATTTAATGCCGGAGTGTCCAAGATAAGCAGTGCTGCGAAGAAAGGTCTTGCTATAACAGCAGGAGCAGTTGCTGGTGTGGGTGCTGCCTTGGGTGCTATGACAAAACAATCATTAGATTCTGTATCAAAACTAGAACAGAATGTTGGTGGTGTTGAAACTTTATTTAAGAAAAGTTCTAAAACAGTCATAGCTAATGCAAACAAAGCTTATAAGACTGCTGGAATGTCCGCAAATGAGTATATGCAGAATGTAACAAGTTTCTCTGCATCGTTATTACAGAGCTGCGCCAAGAATACTGATAAAGCGGCAAAAGTAGCTGATATGGCTATGATTGATATGTCTGATAATGCGAATAAGATGGGAACCAATATGGTGGATATCCAAAACGCTTATCAGGGATTTGCGAAGCAGAACTATACAATGTTGGATAACTTAAAACTTGGATATGGCGGAACCAAGACAGAAATGGAAAGATTGCTTGCGGATGCATCCAAGATATCAGGTGTTAAGTATGATATCAACAATCTTGCAGATGTATATAATGCGATCCATATCATTCAAAAAGAGTTAGGTATTACAGGAACGACATCTAAGGAAGCAGCAACAACAATCGAGGGATCAATGAACAGTGCAAAGGCTGCATATGATAATTTCTTAAATGGTTCAGGATCAGCGGAAGAACTTGCAGATTCCATAGCAGTAATGATGGAGAACATCGGAAAGAATCTTGGAGAGATCATTCCACGTTTGGCAGCTACAATCCCGGAACTTTTTAGTACATTATGGGATGATATGAAAAGCGAGATGCAACAAGGTGTTCAGGTTGGAGCCGAAATGATCACCAGTATTCTCTTAGGTATAACAGAAGGGATACCTGATTTCTTATCTGTAGGTGGTCAGGTTATTATGTCGTTGGCAGGTTCAATAAGCTCTGCATCACCTCAACTTATTACTGCAGCAGGAACGGCAATACTTGCACTTGGGTCTGGAATCATGCAGGCATTGCCACAGATGATCAGTTATGGAGTGCAGATCATAACGCAGATAGGAAACGCAATATCACAAGCAGCACCAGAACTTATACCTAAAGCAATTGAAGCCTTAGCTCAATTTGCCCTTGGCTTAATTTCTGCATTGCCACAGTTGATCACTGTTGGAATCCAGATGATTACATCATTAGCACAAGGTCTGATTAATTCGATCCCTTTATTGATTGAGTATGTGCCACAGATCATCAATTCATTCTGTGCTGCAATAGACACAGGATTGCTGCAATTGATTGCTGCAGGTGTAAAAATCATTGCAAATCTTGTTATTGGAATTGTTCAGGCAATTCCGCAGTTGATTGCTGCTTTACCGCAGATCGTTCTGGCGATTATAAATGTTTTTACTCATATAAATTTATTTAGTGCTGGCAAGGCAATGATCGCAAATCTTAAAAATGGAATTGTGAGTGCAAAAGGTAATGCAGTAAAAGCATTTAGTGATTTAACGCAAAGCTTATGGAAGAAAATCACAACGACCAATTGGCTTAGTGCAGGAGGAAACATAGTATCCAAGATTGCTTCTGGAATTTCTATGTTTGTTAGCAAGGCAGCGTTAAATGCTCAAATTCTTGCCAGAGTGATAATGCAGAACATTACAAAAATAAATTGGCTAGATGTAGGTGCAAAAGTAGTAAGGAAGATAGCATCCGGATTATTAAGCTTAGCTGGAAAGATGGGAAGTACAGCAAAAAGCTTAGGAATGCGTGCTGTTACTGCATTTAGAGGAATTAGCTGGGGAAGTGTTGGATCAAACATCGTAAAAGGTATTATTGGTGGTATTGGCGCGATGGCCGGGTCTCTGGTAAGCAAAATGCAGGGACTTGCAAGTAGTGCTTTAAGTGCAGCTAAGAAAGCATTAGGAATCAAATCGCCTTCTAGAGTATTCAAAAAAGAAGTTGGAAAACATATTGTAACTGGTATTATAGCCGGAATTGATACAGAGCAAAAGAATCTTAAAAAGACGATGGAAAGCTTGTGTAACACAGCGGTATCATCTGCAAAGAACGCAAGCAAAAAAGGAAACTTTGAAGACATAGGAAAGACATTTACAGACGGTTTGTCGTCTGCAATAGATACTCAAGTTTCAAAAGCGACAACAGCTGGAAAGAATCTGATCAACAAGGAGATCAAATCTGGAAAGAATAAGGACACGGATCAATATGATAAAAAAATAAAAGATCTAAACAAAAAGATCAAGAAAGCTAAAAAAGAGAAAAAAAGCACAAAATCTTTAGAAAAGCAGTTAAAACAAGTTAAAGATAAGAAAAAAGCAGTGGCAGATACGTATTCACAGCTTGGAAAATCTATGATCACAGCTTATAGTAATGCAGTTAAACAGCAAGGGCAGCAGATCATTTCGCAAGCAGAAAAAGAGATAGAAGAGTTATCTGCGGCTTATCAGGAAAAATATAACTCATTGATCCAGCAAAGAAGTGACATGATCTCAAAACTGAGAAGTACCGGATCATTATATGATCTGGATGGAGATTTAGAAGCGATCAAAAATTATCAGAATCGTATCAAAGCATTAAAAGGTAAAATCCCAGACACTCTTATGCAGCAGATTCTTGGAATGGATGTCGCAAGTGCAAATGATTATATGGAATATTTGCAGTCACTTGATCCAGATAAATACAAAGACTACATAAATAAATGGAATGAGATTTACAACGGATCAGAATCTTTTGGAAATGATTTCTTTCAAAGTGATCTTAATGATTTGGAGAACACTTATGAGACTGAATTGACAGGAAGATTAAACGATCTGAGTAAAAAAATAAATCAGATTGGTCAGAATACGATGAAAGGGTTCATTTCAGGAATGCAATCCCAGACAAAAGGAATGACCAAAGCTGTAAATTCTATGTGTAATAGCTTGGTCAAAAGCATGAAAAAGAAGTTAAAGATTAAGTCCCCTTCAAGAGTTGTAAGGGATCAGGTTGGAAAATATCTTCCACTTGGTTTGAGTGCAGCATTTGGAAAATATATGCCACAAGCAACAGCACAGATGGAAAGAGCAATCGATACATCTTTAGCAGCAATGCGTAAAAAGGTTGAATCTGTAGAATATCCAAAGCCGGATACACCAAACTATAATGGACCAGGGGGCTATAAACCTGTTGTGATCGTGCAGGATAATAAGCCTGTAGAGGTAAATGCAGAAATTCATACAACAGTAGATCTTGACGGTAAAACAGTCGGTAAACAGATAACACCTTATGTAGATAAGAATCTTGGAAATGCGCAGACAAGGGCAGAAAGAAGGAATTGATAGATGTTTGATGTAAAAATAGGCGAGTATAGCATGTATGAGGATTTTGGGCTACAGGCATTGTCGATTGATCCAGGATCTGCAGGAGTAGACGAGAAGTTTAAAGAAATCCTGGGGCGTAACGGAGATTTAGATCTTACGGATGCCCTGACAGGATTTCCGACTTATAAAAACACAACAATGAAAATCACATTTGATTTTAAAGACGGAAACTATGATTTATGGATTGCACGTGCAAGCGAGTTACAAAATAAGTTGCACGGAAGACGAATGAAAGTGATATTAGGGAATGACTCTTTTTACTACGAAGGAAGAATTTCAGTAAGCACTGAAAAGTTGAATAAGCAATATAGCAGTGTTGAGATATCTGTGAATCGTGATCCGTATAAATACGAATTACAGTCGTCTGTTGAAGACTGGGAATGGGATACTTTTAATTTTGAAACAGGAATTGTAAGAGAATATGGAAATTTGCAAGTAGATGGAACGCTTGAGCTGATTATTCCTGGGAGAGTAATGAGAGTTATTCCAATTTTTGAATGTAGTGCAGAAATGCAAGTTACATATAATGGAGTGGTTTATACGTTGCCAAAAGGGAAAAGCAGATCGCCGGATCTGATGTTAAGCGAAGGGGATAATAAATTGATTTTTAATGGGAACGGCACAGTATCTGTAGATTATCAAGGAGGCAGTTTGTAATGTATAAAGTGAAGATGGATAATCGATATATCTATCACCCTTGGGATAAGACATTGCAGATAAATGACCCTAAATTAGAAACAGAATTGAATAAGAATGGATCATTTACATTCTCTGTATATCCCGATAATCCGTTTTATAATTCATTTACAGAGTTTAAAACAAGGATAAAGGTAATCAGTTTCGACGAGAAAAATAATGAAAAGGAAATTTTTTGCTGTAGAGTATTAAGCGAGGATATGGACTTTGATGGAGAAAAAACGATAACTTGTGAAGGTAATATGGCGTTTTTGTTGGATTCAATTCAGAGACCATATAGCGGAAACTATACACCGGATACCTTGTTTCGCCTGTTTATATCAGCTCATAATGATCAGATGGAAACTGAAAAACAGTTTAAAATTGGGAGAATAACAGTATCAGGAGAAGAAGTAAAATACGATGAAAGCGACTACAGCGATACAAGATCGGCAATTGAAAACAAACTTTTAAATGTTTATGGTGGCTATATCCGTACTAGAAAAGAAAAAGACGGTTATTATATTGATTATTTAAAAGAATATGAAGATGTGGAAGGTCAAACGATCCAGTTTGGGGATAACGTTTTGGATATATCTAAATATATAAAGTCAGATGGAATCAAAACGTGTATTATTCCTATTGGAGCAACAAACAGTGCAACAGGAAAGCCGATCACAATCAAGAGTGTAAATAATGATATGGATTATATTTATGATCAGGCAGCAGTTGATGCATTTGGAATGATATTTGGAACAGTGAATTATTCAGACGTGGAAAGTCCGGAAATATTATTAAAACAAGCGCAAGAATATATAAAAGATGTAGTGAATCTAGCAATAACTATTGAACTTACAGCTGTAGACCTTAAAGATGCAGGGTTCGATGTAAAGGAACTTGAAATCGGAGATAAGATTCCGGTAATATCAAAACCGCATGGCATTGATTCTTACATGCAGATTAGCAAGGTAAGCAAAAATCTGAAACAGGCAGATGATAGCAAAGTTACGCTAGGATCTACACTGAAAGCATTAACAGATAAGCAAGTTAACAATGCGGATAGTGTTTCTTTGAGAATTTCAGAGATCCGATCGAAAATGTATAACCTTCCAGGACTAAGCCTGGAACCAATCACAAATGAAGTTTTAGAGGGAATCTTAAATTAAAGGAGAAAACAATGGCAGATAATAATTATCTTGATCAAAACGGAGTCTTATATCTCTGGCAGAAGATAGTAGCAAAGATAACGAATATGATCGTAAATAAAGTAGACAAAGTAGATGGCAAAGGATTATCTACAAATGATTATACGACAGCAGAAAAAACAAAGCTCGCAGGAATTGCTACAAATGCTAATAATTATTCACACCCGACATCTTCTGGTAACAAGCATATACCAAGCGGCGGTAGCTCAGGGCAAATCTTAAGATGGTCAGCGAATGGTACGGCTGTTTGGGGCTCTGATAATAATACAACTTATGCAGATGCTACTCAGTCAACACACGGACTTATGAGCACGACAGATAAGAAGAAACTAGATGCATATCCAACGTATTCATCTATCCAGAGTACATATGCTACAAAATCAGAAATCACAAACATGTACAAGTATTGCGGTTCTGCCGCATCTGCAGACAAATTGCCGACAACAGGACAACGTGTTGGCGATGTTTATAACATCGAAACTGCTAGTAAATACGGTGGCGCCGGTATGAATGTAGCATGGAACGGTAGTACATGGGATCCACTAGGCGAAATTTTTAGTATCTCAACGATCACAAACACGTGGATGGATACAAATCTTACATAAAGGTTGGTGTTTAAATGGCAAATTTTTTGGACGAAACCGGTGTGTTAAAGCTCTGGAACAAAATAAAATCTTATGCAGCAAAGCAGACAGATATGAATAAAGCAATCGTAAATATATCTGCTAGTGGTACAACATTAACTGTCACAAAAGCAGATGGAACAACAAAATATGTAACAGCGGAGCTTGTAAAAGGGCAGATGATTTATTGCTGCAGTAACAGCGAAGATCAGATTTATTGCTGTTAAATGAAAGGAGATAAAAATGGCATACACAAAGAAAACATGGGTAAAAGGAAGCACACCGCTTAGTGCGGAAAATTTTAATCATATGGAGCAAGGGATTGCTGATGCACACACAGAAATTACGCAGCTAAATTCTGAAAGAGCATTTTTATCAAAAGTATTTTCTGGAACAAGCAACAAAATGATTTACTGGCAAAGATGTCAGTCTGAAA